TGCTCCTTGAGGTTCATTATTTGGTGCAGTAAAGCCGCCTTCCCCTGCAACTTGTGGAGTTCCGACTCCGATGTTGCCACCTCCAGACCCTTGTGTGTCTGCGACATTTGCTCCTGCAGGTATTCCATTAACAGGTCCCATACCACCTTGTTGTGGGTTAGGGCTTTGAGTTTGTTGATTTCCATTCATGTCTCCCATCATCTTCATAAAGATTGCAGCTTTCTCTGGGTCATTGACTAATTGTTCTGGGTCAATGTCTAAAGACTTTGCAATCTCTTTTATAATGCTATGCCATTTTACAAAAGGTGCTAAGAATTGATTTGATGCTACTTGCATAAATGTCATCAATCTTTGTGACCTAACTTCTTTTGTCATAAGAGATGTAGTGCCTTGTGCTTTAACATTTAAGTCACCTTGTATTTCAGGAACATCTTTATTAAATTGCATATTCCAATGAAACAATGTTTCTCCTAATGGCCTTAATAAATAATCATCTATATTTTTAATAACTGTTTTAATATTTAAAGCAGCAGCACCCATTAACATAGACATACCAGATGCTGTTCTAGTTGTAGATTGTATACCTGTTTGTCCATGAGAATAGGAAGGTATACCTGTGGACTCATCTGCTAATTGTCTAAACCTATCAAACATCTGCATATTTTCAGGAGCAGTATTTGGGAATCTTAATCCATGTATAGCTTGTCCTGTTTGTCCACTTTGTCTTCTAAAAATTTTGCCCGGATAAACAGTCATGTCTTGACCGGGTACTAACATAGTTTCATCTACGTCAAAAACTAAATTACCTGCTAGTGCTAAATTATCAATAGCCATTCTTGCATGTCCATTCATAATTGTTTGTGCATCATCCATATTTTCTGGAATACCTACACCAAAAAATTGATAAGGATTTATTTCATATGGACATACTAAGAAAGGATTTCTTGCAGGTGTAAATGGATTTAATACTAATCTTAATACTTTACCATTTGAAATCCAAGCATTGATTTGAACTTCATCTAAGTCATCAGATATTTCATCAGGCATTTCTATACCTGCTTCTTCTACTAGGTACTTATCCATTGTACCCCAGTATTCTAAAACTTCAAATCTATTTTTATTAAACTCTTCTTGATTTTCTCTATCAAACAAAGCAGTTTCATAACTTCTTGTTTCATAGTTAGGACCACCTTCTAGTAAATCTAATATAGCAGACTTTCTAAAAAAAGGTCTATTAATTAAATCTCTAATTTGTGTTCTGTTAAATATGTGTCTTTGAATAACATAATCAGCATCTTCGATAGTTACAGCATCAGGGTCAGGATATAAATCCCAACAACTAACAGCTTCTACTCTAGGAACTAATTTAGTTATAGGTGAATATTCTCTTTCACCTTTTTCATTTTGTTTCCATTTATGTTCTTGTTGTTCATAGTTAAATGGACCTTTTAAAATACCTGTTCCAAGTAAACACATTTCAAATAAAACATGTCTCATAACAGATATTGCATGAGATTCTTCTAGTTGGTCATGGATAAGTTTTTCCATGTTTCTTGCAGCTTCTTCTGCAGGACCTATCTGAGGCATAGTTTTTAAATCAGGAGCAGGTCCTTCTTCAAAACCACCTTTTGCATACTTTTCTTTTAGTCCATTAAATATTTCATCAGCAGTAGCACCCGGAGATATTTCTCTTCCATCACCTTCAAAACCATAGATATCTTCCATACGAGCATCTTGTCGTTTAAGATTATCTGGTTTTATGTGTGCATATTCAGCTATACCTAGAGGGTCAGTAGTAGGATGTATTCCTATTGGAAACTTACCTTGTGAAAATAATACCTCTATAAGTTGACCATAAGAAGCTAATACTTTTGTCTTAGTTACCTTGACAAATACTTTAGACTTTTCAGAATCACGAAAAGCCATATCAGAACCATAAATACCTCTATAGTTTCGATAAGACCTTAACCATCGCTTTTCATCATAAAGACGTGCTTGTTCTGATTCTTTTAATCTAGACTCGATAAGACTACCGAGATTACTATAAGAATCATCTTCAGTATCAGATAAGGATGTTACCTTATCAGATTCAGATGTCAAGCCACTATTGTTATCGTGTGGCATTATTTACCTCTTAGTAATCTCTTTCGTCAGCCATTGAGAAGACTTTACCATCTACCATGTTCTTCTTCTCTTTAGGAAACTCTTTATTTACTCCACCTTCAGCATAGTCAGCAGGAAAAGGTGCAGCACCTTTAACTACTAATGTAGAAGGTCCTTTTGCATCTCCCTGTTTTGCAGCTTCGTTTCCATACATGTTTTCAGGTAATTCACCCTGCACATATTTTTTCATGATTGCCATTTTATTTTTCTCCTTTTAATTGTTTCTGTATGTAAGGTAATAACCAAGGGTTATCTACACACACAGTTGTTAGTCCATTCGCAAAAGTATTGCAAATTTTTTCTTCTTCTTTATCATCTAAATCTATACCCCATTGATATACTATAGCATGAAGTAACTCATGTATTAAAGTATTAGCATGAGATATATTATCTTCAGTTGATGATAAAGCTATCATTCCATCTGCAGCAAGAAACTGTCCATTTATTTCATTGCATTTAGATACGATGGAATCTAAATTTTTTATTTTATAATTTCTATATCCTATTTTAATATCTTTCATTAATATCCAAATACTCTATCTGCAGGTGCAATATGTTTAGGTTCATTAGTTTTATCTATAAAATCTTGTCTGATAGGATGAACGGGTCTACTCATACAACCATATCTTAATGCATCATAAGCATGGTCTTCTGCATGTGTATCTACATCTTCAGGATTATTTTTATCTGTAGGTAACATAGGTAATGTTCTAATTAAATTAACACAATTATCTAAAACAAATAAAGATGGATATCCTGTATTTTCATCTAACTTTAATCTTTTATGTATTTCTAATTTACCTGCTATTCTACTTCTAGGACTTCTATCAGAAGGTCTCCAACGACATCCTTCTAGTATCATTGTCTCTGCAATACTCGGTCCTATATCACCTCGTCTTGCCCAAGTAGAACTATCAAGAACTCCGTATCTAATATACTCACCATGTTCTTGTTCTAAAACTTTTCTAGCAAATAAATCTGCTGTAATTTTTTTTGTATATAGTTCTCTGTAAACAAATAAATTATTATCAAAATCTACTGCTATCCATAAACAACATGCAGGTGAACTATATCCCCAGTCACATGCTCTAAACCTCATCCAGTTTCTAGGAATATCAAAAGGTTTAATAACATGAATTTCTTTACTAAACTCTGGAAAAGAAGAATCTTCAAATGCTTCCCAGTTTCCATCTAAGAATTGTTTTCTTTGTACTTCTGGTAATGATGCCAACATTGCATAATAATCATCTGTTTGCATCAGATAAGGATTGTCTTCTAGCTTTGCAGGTATAAATCTTCTAGATATTTTTTTAACACCTGTAGGAGTTTTAATATCTATATCAAACTTTGTATTTGGTTTTGCAGGGTCAACAAACATTTGTTTAACCCATTGTGAACCTACATTTCCGGGATTGCCTGTTGCTCTCATATAAACAGGAATCTCTGGGTCTACACTTCGTAAAGAGGACCGAAGAAAATTATATATATCTTCGGTGGGGTATTGTGGAAGTTCGTCTATTCCAATCCAAGTATATGATTGTCCTTGGTAACGTAAAGCATCAGTTAAGTTTTCCGCATACCCAAACTCTATTCTAGCACCTGAAGGAAACTTCCATTCTTTTTCTTGTTCCCTCCATTTAGCACCGGGATAAGCTTTAGGATATAGTTGTTGTGAATGATTAATTAAATCTCTTAACTCAGGCATTGTACGTCTAATTAGTAATGCTCTGTGTTTTTGTTTATCACAATAACGAAGTGGGTCAACCAACATTGCATATGATTTACCTCCACCTCTTGCTCCTCCGTAAAATACTTCTCTTTCGGATGATGCTAAAAATTCTGTTTGTGGTCCTTCATTAGGTTCAAAGATAACTTCTCTATCTTTAATAGCTTCTCTTATATTAGGAGTTGTTTCTTCAATCTTATCTTTTTCAATAAGTTGTTCTTTACCTTCTAATACATTATCAATCTTTTTTAATTTACTTTTTGTAGACCAATAATTATTTTGTGCTTTTTCTAGTTGCTCTTTTCTTTCACGCAATAAATCTTGTGCTGACTTACGAGCTTTTTTTTCTTTAATAGTTAAAGGAGTATTTAAATCTTTTACTCTTCTTCTACCAGATTTTTTTGGTTTAGGTTCGTCTACCAACCTTTGTGTATTACCCTTTTTAGTACTTCTCTTAATCCCATACCTGTAAGTTTTCTACCTGTATGATGTGATAACCATTCTGCAGTTTCTCTATAAGAACAATTGTTTTCTATAAACTTTTTTGCTTTTTTAATTAACTCCATATGTTCTTCGTTTTGTATTAGAAAGTCAGGGTCTTCTTCTGATACTTCATAACCATAAGGAATTACTCTAGCATTTTTTCTTCTAGCTATTTTAATTTTTTCAGTCATTACTGAAACTTTTCTTTAATTCTTTGCTCCGCTAATTCTTTTTGTGTAAACATTTCTCCACTACCCATTTCTGTTGCACTAAGTGGCAATGTTAACATTGATAGTATTGGAGTTAATTTTAATGTTGTAGCTATTGTTTTTAAAAGAGAAGGTGACTTAGTTACCATTACTGATGAACCACCTATACCTAATTTTTTTGGAGTATCTACTACAGTATACTCTTTTCCTAATGTTTCTTTAACAAATGTATTTAATTCTGTTTGACTAAAAGGTTTTTGAAAAGTATTAGTTCCACCTTTTTTCATAAGGAATCCGTCTTTGTAAGGAACTCTTGTTTTACCCTCTGTAGAATCTCTAGCAGTAATAAAAGCTACACCATCATCTGATAACATATTTCCAATATTATTGACAACATTTTTTCTTTCTTGTATATCATCTATAACATTTAATACCATATGATTAACTACAGCTTTTTGTGATTTAAGTCCTTCACCTTTTGCTAAAGTATTAACATTTATATAATCTGGATATCTACCTTTTGATTTTATAATTCTTTTTTCATCTACATAAGGTTCAAAAGATTTTGCATTTTTAGATAACTCTTTTGTCCCTGTACCTAATCCAGAACTATAATCTAAAACTTTATCTTTTATATTTAATTTACTTAATATACCACCATACTTTTTATAAGTATTTTTAGTAGTAGATATCTGTGTTTTACTAGCGTCTATTTTAATTTCTTCAGTCATTATTTTTTGGTGGTAATATAAATACTCCGTGTTGAACTTTAGCAGTAATATCTAATTTTTCTTTTTTGGATAAACCAACTCTATCTAATATTTGTTTGGCTGCCTCCATTCTAATATTAGCACCGGGTAAACTTCCGTCTTCATCTAAAGCATTAATCATACCCATACTTGCTCTAGGTGCAAAAGCAGCTAACTGTTCTTCTGCTCTTGTAATAATTTCATCTTTTAATGAACGTAGTGGTTGATGATAGTCTGCATAACCTGCTATGTCTCCTGCTACTTTTGGATTGCCTCTTGCTTCACCAAACAATGCAGTTAAAAATGTTTCTTGCTTTTCTGTTAAAGCTAATTCTTTTTTATTTTCAGGAACTAACATTTCGAACTTTTTGTAGATGTCTTTCTGTTCTTTCTTTTAACCATTCAGGAGATTTTCTAATCCCCATTTTTTCTTCCATTTGTCTTTCTTTCATTCCATTACGAGCAGACTCAATCATTTGGTCACGGCCTTTATGTTCGCCTCTTTCTATAAAGGCAAGTCTGGGTGCAGTTATCACCATCTCTACATTTTTATTTCGTAGTGGCTTTGTCCTATCTTTATACGATAGATACTCATCCCAGACTTTTCCCGTCTTCTTATTTCTATAAGAATATGTTGGCACTATTTTATTTTAATTGACCTTGGTTTTTTTTCTTCTGGTAGTTCTTGTTTTAATGTAATTGTAAGAATACCATTTTCCATTGTTGCGTCTGTAGGCTCTGTATATTCTGCTAGTGAAAAAGTTTTAAAAAACTTTTTAGTAGAAATACCTTTATACAGATAATCTTCATTATCAGATTCTACTTCACCTGTTACAGTTAATGTATTATCTTTAACATTAATATCAACATTATCTTTTTTAAAACCGGCTAGTGCAAAATCTATTTGCCACTTTCCATCATTTATCTTTTTAATGTTGTAGTGTGGAAATCCTTTGGCATCAGTATTGCTTACAATATCTAATGTATCAAAGAATCTATCAAACCCTACTGTGTAGGGCATATATTTATCTAGTGTAAAAGTCATTTATACCTCCTTGCTTTAAGCTAGATATCAACGACCCCGAAGGCATCGTCAAACTTTTTGTC